TTTGTTAAACTCGTAGCCCCTTCTATTGTGTCTGACTTTAAGATGGGTAGTCATATTAAAGTCATCTCCAATAAGCTAAAAGAACTAGAAGAAGGTAAGATCAAAAGGTTAATGGTCTTCCTACCACCACGTTCCAGTAAATCTGTGTTGTGTTCTAAGCTATTCCCTGCATGGTACATAGGTAGACACCCAGAACATGAGATACTTACGGTGTCTCACAGTGATCAGTTGTCTTCTGACTTCGGTAGATCAGTCAGGGACATAGTTAGCACAGAAGAATTTCAGAAAATCTTCAGAGGTGTGCAGTTACGTAGTGACGTAAGAGCAGCAGGTAAGTGGAAAACCAACCAAGGTGGTATGTATTACGCTGCTGGTGTACGATCTCAGATAGCAGGTCGTGGAGCACATATAGCAATCCTTGATGATGTGATGTCTGAAGAAGATTCCTACTCAGAAGCAGGTAGAAGACACATCAAAGAGTGGTATCCTGCTGGTCTACGTACACGGATAATGCCTAATGGTGCTATCTTAATCATTAATACTCGCTACCACTACGATGATCTCTGTGGTTGGCTACTAAAGCAAGAAGAGAATGCAGGTGACTACGAGATAATACCGTGGGATGTGGTCAAGATACCTGCATGGCTAGACGAGGAAGCAGCAGAACTCCTAGATCTACCCGTAGGTGGTAGCTATTTCCCTGAATGGAAGCCAGATAGTGTCTTACGTATAGACGAACATGAAATTAAAGCTAGTAATGGTAGCAGATACTGGAACTCGCTGTACATGCAAGACCCTACACCAGAAGAAGGTGGTCTAATTAAGAAGAAATGGCTACAACACTGGGAAGAAGACGAACCACCTAGCTGTGAGTTTGTCATACAGACCTATGATACTGCTTTTTCCACTAGAACTACGGCTGACTTCAGTGTCATACAGACATGGGGCATCTTTTACCTGTATGATCAAGATGATAGTGGGTATGAGAACTATGTTGCCCACCTAATCCTGCTAGGTAACGTCAAAGGCCGCTTCGAGTACCCAGAACTACGCAAACTTGCACAGAAACTGTACGCTGATAACAAACCTGACGTATGTATGGTGGAGAAGAAGGCAAGTGGACAGTCACTGATACAAGATATGCGAAGAGCAGGACTACCAGTAATGGAATACACCCCAGATAGAGATAAGGTATCCAGAGTTTATGCAGCTTCACCTATTATGGAAGCAGGTAGAGTATGGATACCCACGAATAAGAAGTGGTCAGAGGATCTCATAGAAGAATTGATAAGATTTCCTAATGCTGCTCACGATGATCAGGTGGATGCCATGACAATGGCGATCCACTACATGAAGGAATCATGGCATCTGGAACATCCTGATGATCCTGAGTGGGAGGATGAGCCTCGCCAAGCAAGTAAGACTTATTGGACGTTTTAATATTTTATTTGCACACATAGGAAAAGTGTGGTATAATAGAGGAAAGCAATTAAGGGGATATCATGTCAAAATATACAGAAATGTTACTAAATATAATAAAACCTACCACTGAAAGACAATACGGTGGTGGTCTTGATGATGCCTACATGAACAGACGTAGTGCCTTTGCTGCTCCTGATGCTAATAGTGCTTTTACTTCACCTATGGTATACCGTGAACAAGGCGGTCTTACATCTATACCTAAAGAAAGAATGATCAATGATCAACCACATCAACTCTCTTACATTAATCCACAAGAAGCTGGACTACTTCAAGCTCTAGGTGGTAGTGGTCGTAAGGTAGATGGTGTACCTTCTTATTTTTGGAGTGATGATACGGGAGATGGTGGCTATACGGATGATGGTGATGATGGTAATTATAACGGTCCTAGTTACAGTGATGATGGGATAGGCGATGATTTGATTGAGGGAGGCAAAGCCGATGAAGATTACGCTTGGAACTATAACCCGTCTGGTGGTTATGATTATACACAAGATCCACTCACAGTAGGATCTCCAAGTGATACAGGTTATACAGGAAAAGACGGAACTCCTACTCTTTCAGAGTATTTTGTTGATAGATTTGAACCAGAACTAGGAGGTCAGTTAGCAAGTGCTTATGCTGATCCTAGTGAACCGGGAGGCGTTGGTACAACAAAAGCTGTTGCAGATTTACTCAGACAAGATGTATACGGAACTCAAGGTCTTGAATGGTTAAAAGCAGCTCAAGGTTTACGTAAGGGTGATAATTTTGGATTTGAAAAGGGTAACGTAGGACAAGCCCAAAGAGCTATTGATAGAGATCTTCTTAATAGAGGCGGTGTACCTTTAGCGCAAGCATTAGAGAATATGGGACTAGCTACCTTTGGTAAAGGAATGAGAGGACCGTTTGAAGCCTACACACCCGGTGATGCATTATACAGATATGAAGACGAAGATTCACTTGCAGCAGGTAGAGGTGTATATGAACCTTCTCTATTAACAGGTACTCTAGATGAGGACGTAAGTCCAGCAGCAAGAGAACTTGATATGAGAATGCGCTATGCTAAAGAAGGAGAAACTGTAGCAGATGTTACTGCACAAATGGTAGAACAAACAAATTTATCTCCAGAAGAAATTAGTCAGGCTGCTTTAGATTTTGGCTATTCTACTAACTCTACAGCACAAGCATCCCAAGTATATGAATCATTAAATGATGCTAGAGGAAAAGGGATGTTATCAGGTCTTGGTATAATCGCTGGAGGTGCTATATCTCCCGGTGGTTTTGTTCATAGTATGCTTTCAGATTATGATAAAGATGGAAATGTTAGTAGTCCTATGGGCAAAGCATTTAATAGTTTTGCAGAGTCAACAGGAATAAAAGGAGTAGCTGATAAGTTAGGTATAGGCGGTGATAGTAAAACTCTAGACGCAGCAGGTAACGTAATTGATTTCTTACAAAGAGGACCGGGATCTATTGAGGTAGAACCTGCACGTACAGGTGTTCCTAGTATGGTTCCTGTTGATGAAGGCTACCGTGGTATTAACTCTGAGGATGGCTTTGGTTCAAAAGAAGCATCTACTAAAAGTTCTGAAAGTTCAGAAACATCTTTTGGTGATAGTGTATCAAAATTCTTAACAAATATTTTTGGATCAGGTGATGGAATGATAACGCAGCCTTTAGATCCAATTGACTACGGAAATGAACCTAGTCCACCAAAAAAAATAAGAAGAAGGCAACAAGATCAATCTCAACAAGTAGCTGTAATATTAAAAGCAGTAGCTGAGACTCCAGTAGAAGTTAAAAGATCAATAGAAGAAAGAGGACTTACTCCACAATATCTAGCACTTCTACAAGCAGGTTTAACATCTGAAGAAGCTATAAAAGCTATAGGCGCACCAGCAGGAACAGCATTAACATAGGATAGAACATGGCAACTGAGAAAAACCCATACGATATAATACCAAAGGAAGTAGCTAACGTAGTTCCTATGGTAGCAGAAGAAGAGATAAATGCTACCTTTGAGGTTGATCCTACAGATGGTGGAGTAATTGTAGACTTCTCTGAAGAAGAGAATATACAGATGTCTCCCTCTGAAGCTATCGAAGAATGGTATGATAATCTAACAGATACCTTAGAAGATGAGTATCTGGATGAGATAGCTGATCAAGTTATAAGTAGCTTTCAAGCTGATAAGGATTCTAGAGCAGAGTGGGAGTCTATGTTTGAACGTGGCTTCGATCTGCTAGGTCTTAAGCTAGAGCCGGGAACAGATCCTTTTGATGGTGCATGTACAGCCGTACACCCATTGCTCATAGAGTCAGCAGTTAAGTTTCAATCTAAAGCTTCGGCAGAACTATTCCCTGCTAGTGGTCCTGTTAAAGCAAACATCATGGGTAAGTCTACACCTGAGAAAGAGATGCAAGCTAACAGAGTACAGAACTTTATGAACTTCCAAGTAACTGAGCAGATGCCAGAATACTTCGATGAGTTCGAAAGAATGTTGTTCCATCTTCCCTTGATAGGTTCTGCGTTTAAGAAAATTTACTATAGTGCTACTCTTAAACGTCCTGTCTCTGAGTTCATCCCTATTGATCAGTTCTATGTATCTTACTATGCAACTGACCTACGGAATGCTGACAGATATACACACTTAATCTATCGTAGTCCTGTTGACATGCAAAAAGATATTAGGGCTGGTGTCTATGATGACGTAGATCTACCAGAACCAAATGAAATTAATGTTACAGGATTCACACAGAAGTTAGACAACATTATTGGTATGTCTCCTTCTTCTGATAACGATCCACAGTATCTTCTATTAGAGCAGCATTGCTATCTAGACATAGAAGATAAAGATGAATCACTTCCTTATATTGTTACAGTAGTAGAGCAATCAAGGCAAGTGCTAAGTATTCGTAGAAACTATGAAAAGAACGACCAGAACAAAGAGAAGCGCAGTCACTTTGTGCATTACAGATTTGTTCCGGGGTTTGGTTTCTATGGATTAGGCTTGATACACTTCTTAGGTAATCTTACCATGAGTGCGACTGCTGCCATGAGGTCTCTCATAGACGCTGGTCAGTTCGCCAATTTACCGGGTGGTTTCAAGGCTAAAGGGTTGAGAATGGTCGGTGATAACGATCCAATCTCTCCCGGTGAGTTCAAGGAGGTTGAAGCAACTGGAATGGATCTCTCTAAGGCTATTATTCCCCTGCCTTATAAAGAGCCTTCCTCAACTCTATTCCAGATGTTGAATTTTGTAAGTGCTGCTGGTCAGCGTTTTGCAGACAGCACAGAGCAAGTTGTCTCTGATGCTGCCTCCTATGGACCTGTCGGAACTACAATGGCTTTACTAGAAGCCAGTAGTA